CCCTTTCTCTTCCTCACGAGAAGAAACTAATTAACGCTTGGACTTGCGAGTTTTTTTGTGCATCTTACGCATCATTCTCTCCTAGATTAACTATCCCCTTCATGTATTACTTGCAGCTTTTCCGACCTTTTTTCATCTTCCGTGCCATGACGATCTCCTAATTAACTATCCCCTAATCGACCTACCGTAATTCTTATTTTTTGGACTACGATTAAAACTTGGTGTACTTTGAGTACGATACTCCAAACCTGGGGATTTTTCACCACGCTTTAGTGATTCAGTAGTAACCCTAGGCTGGTCTGCTTTGGGCTGTACATTACCTTGTGCCATTACTGTCCCTCTTTCTTAGGGTGATGCTCTTTGGGCGCTGAAGCAGGTGGCTTAGGTTGCTGGGCTTGTTGAGCTTCCATCTTTTTCAGACGCTGTTTTAACAATTGTTTTCCAGGAGCTTCTACCATGTCAAGTAAAGATTCTTTATCAATTGCACCAGCTTTAAATAAATTAAATGCCAATTGCTTTGTATCTTCAGTAAAGATTGGGCTGTTGGAATGAGCATCTACCTTAACGACATAATCGTTAGTAAATTGCTCTGCAATAAACGGAACATCATCAACATCTTTGTAATGTGTTGGATCGTAGGCTTGCATTAGCTTCAAATACAAAGTAGCCACCTTTTCCAAGCTATCTTCCACAATCAAAGCACGCTTTTTAGCTCTTGAGCTTCCAAGACGAGCTAATTGGCTGGCATGACCAGCAGAACGCACGCCAGATTCGCCTTTTCCTTGTAAAACATTACCGATACCTGAAACTTCTTCAAACATCGCAGAAATTTCGTGAATGACCTCAAAAAGATCAGGTGGCATCTGTGGCGCAAGTCTTTCAGCCTTAGCGTTAGGCATATCTGATGAAAGTAATCCACCTGGGCGGTTTAAAGCAAAGTTTTTCTCATCCAAAATGCCAGAAAAGCCTGTTAAGGCTGTTGGGGGGCTTACTTGCTTAGATAACAAGTCCAAAATCTCAATCCAGCGAGTGTTGAGCAATACTTGGAGCTGCATGAGCTTTTGTACTTCGCTTGCACCCCAAAAATAGTTGGGCAAAGGATTTGGGCAGATCTGAATAAACGGACATTCACCTTTTAAAAAGAGTGATGCGCCTGGTCTGTCATAAATAATGACATTAGGCGCTGCGGTAGTAACAACTTGGTAATCTTGTGTTTCATCATTCCACACCCACAGCTCAGTCATCTCAACAGTATCTTCTCCGACCTGGGCTTTGTAGCGGTTTACGCCATACAAATCAAGGTTAATATTGCCGTAGATAGTTGGATTGGTCTGTGACATGACAATACGGTTCACAGCTTCAGGAATCTCGGATTCTGATACCCGTGTACCTGACACTATGCGCCTAACAATATCTTCACGCTTAGGATGGGAATACAGACGGGCGTATAGTTCCGACTTCGTAATGTAGTATGTTTGAACGATGGCTTCTTGCCTGTCTGTATAGGCTATGTCCTCCCGTAGCACACCGATAGAATCGGGTTCAATTAGGTAGGGGTTAATACCGTTGTTATATACGAGCTTAACAAAAGTAGTGTTGTAAACCAACGCCCATGTCAATGCAGTAGAAAACACTTGGTCTGCATTAGAGTTTAGCCACTCATCGTTAAGGGCTTGTGTTAGGCGTGGTGTCTTTCTTTGCTCTGCATCATTGACTGAAGCACCTAGCTGAATAGAAAACCGTGTGGTTTCCGAGCTATACAAAAAGCTAGTAAGCTGGTCAAGGTGCGGATTGATCTTATTGAAGTACGCAGGGGGAGATTCAGGATCGTTACCAAATAAATAAAAAGAGCGCTGGGTGGTGTAATCACCCTTGCGCCCTTCTCTCGATACCAAACACTTAGCAATAATGTCTAAATAGAAATCTTCTCTTGCTTCAGGGTTTGACGGTATTCTCATCGCTTAATCTGTAAGTTATCTGGATCTCTCATTGTACTGCTCGGATCAACGGTAGGTCCTTTTATAACTCCAGCTTGTTGTGGTGTCAAGCCCACTTGTTCATCTCGTACAGGTCTAACTGCATTGCCCCGCAATAGGGATTGCATATTTAACCCTTGGAAACCTTTTTCGCCACCTCCCCAGATAGCAGCATCCCCTGGTCTTGCTTCCCTTGGCGCTTCTGGGATCGGGGTTTTCTGGAGTTTGTCTTTGTTAACCCCTCTTTTGCGGGTTGCGTACTTTTCGGCTTCTGCGTAGTCTTTTTCTTTGAACTTGTTTTTACGGGTAAGGTATCCGCTTTGGTTTTCACCCTCTCGTGTGGATTTAATGTCGGACATATCAAACTCGATTGCAAGTTGCTTGGTTGATTTGTCTGTGAATTTGGTTTTTGCTGAGATAAGCCCAGGAGCTTGCAAAAATACTTGTAAAACTTCTTCATTGCATCCTTTCATGGGACATTTAGCTGTCCTAGATTCAAAATAGCCGTGAGTGGCACAGTGGTAGTCATGTAATACAGGCATAAATCATTTCCCCTTCAATTGCTCTTCCAAAGTTAACGCAGAATAATCATACCTTGGTTTGATACCTAAGTTAATCTTAATCTCTCCGTTAACCAATGTCAACTTGTTCGTTCTTTCCAATACAGGCTTAGGATTCTTGCGATACTGCACAAAACGGGTGTTATCTCGGTTTTGCATAATGGCTACTTCCCCATCTACCCATTCCTGATACGCTTTAGATACTCTGCGCTGCACAAATTCTGTCATTGGTTCACTTTCATTGATGAACACATCCCGTATATGGCTTTGGGATATACCAGCAAGGTCAGCAAAGAGCGCTATGGAGATCCCTCTATCTTTGTCTAGTAAGAAGCGCTGAATGATTCTGCGTAGCTCGCTTCTACTGTGGATTTTTAGGGGCATCGCCATACACACCAATTTTCTTTAAGTAATCACTTACATTCCTGCCAACAGTGAGCTGTTCAGGAGTAAAGTCATCTTGCACACGAGATACCTTACGGGTAATCTTTTGGGCTATTAGCCTAGGTTGGACCTGCTCTGCAAATGCAGCGCACGCTAGGGCAGCAGCAATTACTCGGTCATCTTTATTACGCCCAGACGCTTCAATGGAGCTGCCATCACGAATGGTGGTTTTCATCTCCTCAATCGTGTCCATGTCATAAATGTCCATCATGCCACGCTCAAAGTAATCCTTCATATAGGTTAGCATCCGCTCCTTAGTAGCCGAGGTGGTCAGCCAGCCAATCGAGTTGGACATACCGCCAAGGGTGTCATTCCTGCGCCAGATGTAGTTTTGCATATTGCCGTACACATCCATGAGGTCTTTACCAAGGGCAGTACCCATTGCTGAGGCTTGGCGCTTAAGGTTACGCATCTCATTGATGACTGCTTGTCCTGGACCGTTGACCTCAAGGTTGAGGGTGGAGTTCTTGTAAGCACCAGCCAGGTGGCAGATCACCCAAGCAAACTGGTAGGTGTTCATCTCGCTAGTAGCAAAGGATGCGACCTGTTCAAGTCCATCGGCATAGCATCGAAATACTTGAATACAAAACCTGTCAGCCCAATCGCTGCTTCCGTAAGCAGGATCAGCGCCAATAACATAATAAGCGGTATCAACGGGTTCTTCCCATACTTTGAGTGTAGCCAATCGTTCAGTCGATTTAAGGACTTCAGTATCGTGAAAGTTAACGCCAAATGAATATCGGTAAGAATCGTACGGAATTTTCTTAAGTAGCTTGACAGCATCAGTACACCTCGCATTAGAAAAGAAGGATGTGCCTGTCATGACAAAGGCGTAGTCCTCAGTAGGGGGAAACTCCTGATACATCAAACTCTCGTCTTTGATGCCTTCTAAGAGCTTCCAGCGCCACCATGCAATCTGGCGGGAATTGATCTCTACGCCATACAGTTTCTTAATATCTCGCACCCACTCTTTTTCCTCCCCAGTGAGTTTTCCATCCCAATACACTTTATATGTCTGTCCTTCAGGATCGAGCGAGTACAACTCGTTGCGCCACCATCCACAGAAGATGGCACGCTGAGTTCTAGCACGCTTAGCAGTAACATACATATCGTGAAACATATTAAAACCACGAGCAGTCGATTCAAAGGTATATAGCCTATCTGGATTAGTTTCAGCAAGGGAAGCTAGGAGAGAAGCTAATCCTTCTTCATCGCCCCAGCTTGAGGTTTCTGTTCCATGTAAGTATGTAATAGCC